GATAATGGACCCATGATCTCTAGACGATCTTCTGTCGATAGCTTTTCTAGACGATCCGTAGCCTGTCCAACATTACCTTCATAAGAAGCGATAACACTGTAGGTGTAATCAACCGCTGCCTTAGAGTTTGGATTGTCGGGAAAGATCTGAGCAGCAAGTGTCTCGGCACGTTGTCTCCATAGTTTGTCTTCCTCAGCCTTCTCTGTAGCTTTCTCAAGAGCCTTGGCTTCCGCTTTTAGCTTAGCCTCTTTCTCTTTAGTCTTCATTGGAACGTATACAGATGCAAACCCCTCGGCTAGAGCGGCTAAGGCTCCTCCGTCAGACTTCTCATAAGCACCGGATGCAAGATTGCTCTTTACTCTAGCCTTCCAACTCATCTGGAGCCTCCTCTTCTGTCATACCAAGCATTGCGCTCTGTTCTTCCTCAGGAGCTGCTTCAATGTCGTCTCCAGTAGGCATCCCCATCAAGCCTTCGCTTTCCTGCTCTACAGGCGCCTCTGGAGTCTCTGATGGCATCATTTCCGCCTCTTGAGCATCTTGCTCCTGCATATTCATGATTAGCTGGAGCTGAGTAGGAGTATATACGATCTCATCATCAGGCTCTGCGCCCATCTCGTATTTAAGACCATGACGCTTAGCAAAGATCTCGATTGCTCGAGCTACTGGTCCTGCGACTACGAGTGCCATATCGATGTGTAGCTTGCCTCGAGACACAGACTGCAGAAGCATCGCGCTAGTAATCGTGGCGATAGGCATTTCCATCTCTAGCATCGAGTATACTAGGGATACACCAGAGACAGTCTCTAGACGCCCTAGCATGTGCTCTACGGCTTCGTTGTAGGTCTCGATATCCGCTGGTCGGTGCCAAGGATAATTACGGGTGTCTGAGGTGTAGTTTGCCCCGGGGATAGGTGCTCTAGGTATCTGCATCTTCATCCTCCTCTTCGGTAGGCTCAACCTCTAGTTCAGCTTCTAGCTCTTCGAAATATTCAGGGGTGTAGATTATCTCTTCCCCAGTCTCTTCAATCATCTTAGTGGGCAACTTCCCGTCTAAGAATGACGTTATGCTGCGCTTTACTGCATCACCAAACTTCATTGGATCTTCCCATAATTAACCATCAAGTATCCGTGATCACCTTGGACCACAGCTTCTGGATGAGTTTCCTGAATTTTCTGAGCGATCACACCGATTGGAGGATAATCATCTGCGCCTAGACGCTTAGCTTCCTCGTTCCATGTCCATGTGTACATCTCTACGCCTGAGGGTAGAGTATCGAAGTACTCGATGTTATCTTTGAGGCGTTGGTCAGACGTAATGATAGCAGCACCGATTTGACCAATAGCACTCCACATACCACTGTTACCGCCGCCGCCCTTAGACTGCGCTGCAATCTCGGCTGCTAGGATCTGTGCTTCACGGTTTTGATCATTCTCCGCTGATTTCCAGATGTAGTCGAACATACTATCAATACGATCCCACAACTGGTTTTGCCCCTCTTGCGAGATCCCCAACATGTTCTTAACGTCTGTTGCCACCGCCTCGTACATCATACGGGTGTTCTCTAGCTCGACAGTCTGGCGCCACTTAGCGTTAGCCGTATCGATGTTGAACTGCATGTTGGCATAGAACTGCTGACGTTGGTTCTCCATATCCGCATTGAAACGAGCTGCAGTATTAACCTCAGAGGTGTTGAACTGGTTCATGGAGTTAACTTGAGTAGCGTTAAACTGAGCAACCGTAGTTGATAGCTGGTCGTAGAACTTTTCAAAGTCATTCTGAGTTTCAGCTGTGAACAAGCGCTGGGCATTGATAGCTGCCTGATCTGTGAACAGAGCCTGTACCATTGACTGAGTATTGATAACCTCTGCCTGTTGGCGATTAGAGAGGTTAGTCAGATCCATCTGCAAGAATGCCTTGGCGTTATTAACCAAAGCTGCCTGACGTGCATCGAGATTAGCAACCTCAAACTGTGCCAGTACGTTAGCTTTGTTGATGATTGCTTGCTGACGATTATCTAGGTTCTTAACTGTTAGTGTTTGGAAGAAGGCTGCTTCTTTCTCTGCAACCCCTAGTGTGGCTTCCATAAGAGCGTTGGACATTGCAGCTGTAGCAGCTGTTCCCGATACGCCCTTGAACGCCATCATTCGAGATACTTCACGAGATACGCCCTGCGCCCAAGGTGGGATCTTAGGATTACCATTAGCATCCTTAAACTCATCAGAGATGATCTTCATCTGACCTAGGACGGTAGCCTTAGCATCCGTGTAGTTCCCTTCACCTAGTCGTTGAGCAAGTAGCTTACCAGCAGGTGTTGAGGTATCGATGATATTAGAGATGTCTTGATAGGCAAAGTCATTAAGAGCGTTACCTAGGACGCCCTCTCCTTTGCCAATACCTTCTACATCAATCTGGACATCATCTGGATCCACCAGCATCTCGTCTGTAACTTCGCCAGTAGCCGCATCTACAGTAGTAGTAGGGCCACCCATCTTATCAGTTACTGTTGATGCATTGTAGAAAGACGCTGTGCCTTTCCCGGGATCTGTAACAGTCTGAGTATCGTCTACTGTATTAGCATCGTATCCAAACTCCTCGTTCAATCCGTAGTTAGGATTATTTGGATCGAGCTGCGTACCCTCGGCATCCACGCGGATCATAGTGATCAGATCCTGCATGGTCATACCTTTACCTTTTAGGTAACCAGCTGGATCATTGATCATCGCTTGGATGTCTTCATTAGATGCTACGATACCCGCCTTCTCCGCAAACTCTAGGATCGCGTCTGCATCTAGCTCTGGTGTAGTATCTTCTTCATCCGTATCAGTGCTAGAGTCTGTTCCTGCTGAGCTGCCGCCATCATCATTATCGTTATTAGATGTGGATATATCTGGCGGATTGTAGTCTAGGTTATTCTCGTTTTTAGCTGTATTGCGAAAACGATCAATAAACGAGTTATCATCACCACCAGTATTCGTGCCGCCAGCTTCTACATACTCTTCGTTAGTGCCACCATAGAACTGATCTCCAGAGCCACCTTTGCCGCCCCCATCGAACATATCTTTGAAGCTATCAAATCCGAATATAGACATTAGAGGTTTTCCCTTTCTTGTTCACAGCGGCGTATCGTGTCTCGTAGCTTTGCGTAGTCAGCTACCGCCATGGGAATGCTTGAATAATCTTGAGGAAGAGACTCAAGCTCTCCTGCCAAGTCTTCATTCCATTCTGGGCTGTATTGAACTATTGGTGGGCAATAGACCTCGAGCTGAGTTCTATAGACCGTTTCCGCGCAACCGCTCAATAAGGCTGCTGCGGCTATTAGTGGAAGGATCGTCTTCATGTTCTGCCATCGCCTTGTAGAAATCTGAGGCTTTCCGTGAAGCCTTTAATTCGTCGGCAAGAACCTTCTGCTTCTCGAGCTTCTTTCCATCTTTGCGCCCTAGGACGTATAGGATAGGTAGAAGAACTGCTAAGGCTGTAATGATGTATGTCTTGATCTTGCCGACGATAAACATTAGTGGACCCCTTCTTTGTGATCCTTAAATCGTGCGTAGGCTGCTAGAGCGATGCCTCCGATTGCACACAGTAGAAAGATTGTCTTCATACTCTCTGAGTAAGGAACCAGTGCTTCTATCTGCGGAGTAATCTCACCTAGAGCTGTAGCTGCCCCTGCAATACCCGCACCAGCCATCGTCTTTGATTTAGCTAAGGGCTTGGGCGCTGCGGCTTGTGGCTTCTGGGGCATCTCTGGACCGCCCTCATCAGAAGGCAATCTTGCATCCCGGCTGAAGATAGCGGCCTCAGCTGCGCGACGACGAGTAAGGCCACGCAAAGGCTGAAGCTTACCATCCACACGCGCCTTGTTCCAACGCATGATTTGCTCAGGACACTCATCATATTTTCCAGCGTTAAGTCGCTTTAAGAGTGTGCTTGACTTGAAGTTACCTGCCCCCAAGTTGAATACGAAGCTTACCAGAGCATCGAACTGACCTTGGGTTAATGGGACTTCTACCAAGCGGTAGATGATCTTCTGATGCTCATGAATATCGTCTAGGAGTAGCTGCTCAGCCTCTGCCTTAGTGATCTTCATTCCAGAACGGATGCCTTTTGTGCTTCCGTATCCAATCGTCCATTTACCAGCTGGGCAGCGATACGAATGGACTAGACCATCATCTTTAAGTTTATGTAAGCCTTCGAACCGTTTGATAAGCTCGATGCCGTCTTTAGACATTTCTGTGGGATGCATATTTACCTCGTTTGAGCGAAAGGAGACATGAATCCACCCTGAGGTACACTAGCTTTCATAGCCGGGCTTAGGTTGCCCATTGATGTATTGGCTCCAGCCATGTACGGAAGTTGAGCCAGTTGGTTAAGGCTCTTATTAATATTTAGAACTTTATCGCCGATAGCCCGACCATTTACGTCGAAAGATCGTAGCAATAAGTTGCCATTATCGTCGATGGCTCGAGATATTGTATTACCACTAGCGTCTATCGAGTTGCGGATTAGATTACCCTGATCATCAAACGCATCGCCAATCTGCTTAAACTCTTGACGGTTCTCTAGGGCGATATCACCTTGAGATGCTGCCACACGAGCTAGGTCACGGATCTGAG